CCCATTTTAAGGCTAAAGGCATTGTCATAATCCCTCTATCAGCTAAAGTACCAAGTGGCTTACCTGCACTTTTAAAGTTGATGTATGCACCTGGTCTTACCTTGTTCTGAACAGTAAATATACCTCCTGCCATTATTTCACCTTCCTTTTCTTTTCCTTTTTTAATAATTCTTTAACTTCTTTCATGGTGTATGTTTTGTTTTCTTCTAGTAATACCTCTAAAAGATAACGTTCTTCTTGTTCGAATTGTTTACTATCTAAGAACTGATCTTTTGTAAATTTACTTTCCATAAACATGTTCCTCCAATCGGTTCATCTTTGGATATTGCTTCGCATCTTTCATTAAATGCACTTTATAATCAATAAAAAAATGAAGTACCCTATCCGATACCTCATGTTTCATGTTTTTACCCTTTATTTTAATAGCTTCTAATACTTCCATTTGCTCATAAAGATTGTTAGCCATCTTTTCAGCAGCCTTATTGCTTGTTGCAAAGTAATGTATATCTATACTTACTTCATGGATATAGCGTCTATCAAGTTGTTGCGCTCTTGAGCCATCAAGTACCTTTACAAAGAAACTTGGTTCTTCAAACCCTTGCGGAACTGATTCACCATAGATAGGTATATCGGGATATAACCCATCTAACTGTTTAATAACTTCTTGCCTTATATCCAATCTATACCCTCCTATTTAAATAATTGTTCTAACACCTTCTTGCAATGTTTATCTGCTATTTGTTGCAGAGAATGTTCAACCTCTTTCATGGAAATCGTCAGCATAAAGCGCCCCTCTACCCACCCTTTATTATTACGTTTACGGTGGCCATACTCAACAAACGATGCATATTCTACGTTATTGTAAATAAGAATAAATAACTTATTACCATTCTTTTTTACGCCGGTAATATACCACCCCTTGCGAAGTGTTCCTCCAACTTGTGTTTTGGAATTAGAAAACCTAACTTGTCGTGTTCTGGCCTTGGCTTTAAAAGATACTTTCTTACCCGCTTTGGTTGTGAAGTTTACTTGTTTTTCAGGTATATTGGCTATAAAACTTACTTGTCCACTGTATTGTCCTACTGGTGTCCTTTTTTTAGTCTTAGCCAAAACCTTATTTCCAACTTCTAGAAGGATATCTGTAACTAACTGCTCTCCTATATCTTTTTTAACAGCTTCTTCAAAGTTATTGGCCATCTTTTCAAAAGCTTTATAATCCATCTTACCCCACTTGGCCATTATGCTTTACCTATTTCAATAAGATTGATTTCTTGATGTGTAGAATAGATTTCTGGTAAACCACTCGCTTCAAGGTTGTAGGTTCTTCCATGTTGAACAACCACTACCTTGCTTCCTGGTTTGACTTCTATCTCTGGTGCTAAAAATAACTTAACTATTTGGCTTACTTCTGCATAAACAGATCCTTGTTTCGCATGAGTATTCGAACGATGTGATAACCTACATGGTTGATTTTCAACTATAATCCCTTCTTTTGCTGTCGTTTCACCATCTACTTTGATAGTTGTCATCGTCTTAATGGTACATAACCCCTCATAAGTTTTTTCTAGCATTTTTCTTGGGGTCATGTAGGCCACCTCACTTTTCTATAACTATTCAACTCAGACCTATAATCCTCTATAAGACTAGGGTTTTTAATTTTCTCAATAGCTATTTGACTAGCTGTTTGATAACTCCAAGAAACATCACCTTCACTCATGCCTTTCATTTCACTATCAACTTTTTCTTGGCCATATTGAGTGCTTCTATAAGTATCTACTACCATAAATAGAACCGTCTCTTCTAAACCTTTTGGTACAGACTTTACATTACAATAACTACATACTCTTTTTTCAACTCTTTTAATAATGAAGGTTATGATGTCGTCTTTACTTCTATCATCTTCTGAAATACCTAGCAAAGTTTTTACTTCTTCTAGCATAGTTACCTCCTGGTCAAATAAGGGTAGCTTATGCCACCCTTTAGTTAATAGTCGCCATAAAAACTTGATCGGCATAAGGGAATGAAGGAAGTGCTGTTGCTACTGCCTTAATCCATTTAGCCACTGGATCAGTTGTAGCATACTGCTCTACAATGATATTGCCTATATTTGTAATATCAATATCACTCTTATTTCGAAGCTCAACTTCTTCTGCTGTAAGCCCATATAATGTCTCTCCCATCATACCGTCTGGCATAAGAATAAACATATTGTCTGCTAAATAGCGTTTTGGTATATAAATACCTTTGTTATTTTGAACACGATATTGTGCATCATATGTAGCAATTGTAGGGAGTCCTTGACTTGCCAATAGCTGATTAAGTTCTGTTAGTGTGGCAACTTTAGCAGCATTAACACCAAACATAGCTGCTCTAATCTTCTCATCTTTAAGGATTGTGTTCAGTACAGTTCTTGAAGTTAGTGCTCGTGTTGGTGTGAATCCTGTATCTGCTACAATCTTATCAGTCATTGTATAAATATCACCTAAAATATCTGGTGTACCCGACTTCCAAGTTTTTGTATCTTTGTGTCCACTTGGTGTACCAAAGTCAATCGTTCCTTTCACACCATTTTCATTGAGTACAATTTTACCTGTACTAAGTGCTTCCATACGCATTGCTTCAATTCTTGTTTTTACAGATGCTACCAGGTTATCTACATCATTAAAAAGCTTATGGATAACTTGCTCTTCCTCTTTGGTACTTCTAGGTGCATTAAGTGCGATAAGTTCCTTCTCACTTACTTTTATCTTACGTTTAATAAGTGCCAATTCCTCAATTGCTTTAGAAGTACCTTCACGTGAAGCAATTTCTGTTTCAGTATCAAAGGCATGAACCGATGCAGCTACTGGAAGATTACTTGCCCCTTTAATCATTTCAATTTCTAGACCCTCAATTTTTCTTTCTGGGAATAAAAGATCTCCCATCATAGGAATAGGTTGACGTGTCTTTGTGTAATTAATAAGTTCTTGTGTACTCATAATCTCTTCAATTCTTGGCATTTTACTTCACTCCTTATCTCAATGTAATTTTTGGACATTTTGTTGTTAATGATGTTTTAATTTCTTCTTGTAATGTCCCACTGTTGTCAATTGCCTGTTTTAACCTTGCTTCAATGACATAACCTTCTACCATAAGTGCTCCTGGTTGTGGTCCATGTGTTACATCTACTGTCGCAAATAAAACACCTATAACAGCTTGACTTGAAACACTTTCGTTTGTAGCTGCTTTTCCATCAGCACCAATAACCGTTCCTGCTAAAACATATTTTCTTCCATTTTCGTCAGCCTCTACACCATCATCTGAAATAGTGGTTGTAAAATTAATATAATGTTGACTTGCTAAAAACTCTGGTGAATTTCCATACTCTGTTTGTTTAAAATACATCTCTTTACCTCCTTATTTTACGTCCCATGCATTTGCATAAGGATTATTTGTTTGTACTTGATGACTTGCGTTTCTTTGCGTTGCTATTGTAGCTGCTAAGCTTGTTGTTCCACCTTCTCCACCTGCTGGATTATAAAGTGTTTTTGTTTGACCTGTTTTAATTAAAAATGTTTTATCTGTAGCCCAAGTATCTGTTTGTTCTTTAAGTCCTGTAAACTGACCATTTTCATACTTAATTTTGTCCATATCAAGCTCCGCTCTAGCCGCTTTTGTACTATGAACATTCAATTTGATAAGCTCATTTTCAAGTGCTAAGTCAAATTCTTTTTGCTGTGCATCTTTTCCCATTGTTTCAATAGTTTTTTCATACTCTTTAATTTTTGTCTGTAGTCCTTCTACATCAGGATTGTTTTTCTTAAGTTCTGTAATGGTATCATTAGCTGTCTTAAGTTCTGTCTTTTGGGTTTCGTACTTTCCTTTTAGCTTGATGTAACGTTCGTCAATATTTTCCTCGTTACTTAAGTAAATCTTCTGTTCCTTCATCCCATTTACTACAGCTGTTATTTGTTCATCTGTATACCCTAAAGACTTTAAAAACTCTTTAAATCTATCCATTTCTTTTCCTCCTACGCTTTTATACGAGTTTTGCTTCTCATAGAGTTATTTATAGGTGTTCTTTTACGCCTACACCTCTAAAAAGGCATATAAAAAGCACCCTGTTAAGAGTGCCTGTTATTAATTACATAATCTTCAATATTATGTTTTTGAGTATTAAATTTGAATTGATATAATACTTGTATCAGCTCTACCAAGCTGAAATATAAAAGAAAGTGAGGTGTTGCATATGCAACGAATTCCTGTTTCTTCAAGTAGAATTTCAAGTGTAGGTTGGGAAAACAATACACTTGAAATTCAATTTAAAAAAGGTGGTGCAATTTATCAATATTACAACGTGTCTAAAGCTGAATATGATTCATTTATGAATTCTTCATCATTAGGCTCTGCATTGTCTAAGCTTGATAAAGTTCACCGTTATCAAAGGATAGGATAGTTATCTATTAGGACTGTGATTCTATGATTTCTTGTCTCTCAGTCCTAATAACCCTAACTTTCTCCCTAGATATTTCTATCTTACAATATGGATCATAGTTCTCTTCTAGATATTGGACTAAAGGTTCTACTAATTGCATTAATTCATCTTTCATCCCATCATCTCCTTATTCTATTACTTCCCTGTTTTCAACAAATAATTCAGCTATGGTTTCTTTTCATGACATGTATCAAAACTGGCTGTCTACATATATGTAAGATACAGTCAGTTTATTATGCTTCTTTACCATTTTTTATACCCTCCTTAATTTTAGGGTATAAAAAATAGCACCTACTCATTTTTCTAAGTAAGGTGCTACTATACCAACTCTATTTTAGATAATATATCTTTCAAAAGCTTATTGTTTATTTTCCACTCTTCTAACATTTCTTCATATGTTTTAAATTCTACATCACTATCATCATTTCCGGATTCTCCACAATGATAAATACCATTAAACCAACAAATGACATATTCTTTAGCTTGATACCTAAATACTATATCATTAGTTTCTGTTTCTTCTTTTAACTGTTGTGCTGTTATCATTTACTCAACTCCCTTCAGTATATCACTATGCTCTATTTTATCTTGTTCTGTTAATTCTAATACACCTCTATCCGGTCTTCCGGTTTCAGTGTTCCAATTATAATAATGCACATGTTCCCCATATTTACCATATGGATGTTGCTTAGGCTTATTATGATGTCCTGAATGTACTTGCTTATACATCATTCCATCTTTGTCATATAGCGTTCTGTCAATCTGAACCTTTCCATTGTTAAATATTGAATCTGTTTCCACTACTGCATATGCTTTATATTTTCTTGGAATACTTACATGTTGCCCCTTCCAATCATCAGTAATAATGATTGTCCCATCATCATTAAATAAGTACTCTTTGTACTTTCTAGTCTCGACTTTAAATTTATCTTTTAATTCAGTCCATTTGATACTATCAGTATACTTCAAGTTTTGGAACGCATCAAGAGACCGAGGAACTTCTTTACCAAGTAACTCTTTATATCTTTCATACTGTTTCTTATCCACATGCCTATTTTGATATTTCTTCTCTGCTAACAGCTCATCCAGATTACCTTTAACATATTTATCATACCAATCATGATAGGTCATCTCCTCTGTTACATAGTATACTTTGCCTTCATAGTCTCTAGCTATACGTTTACCATAGGATTCTTCATCCTCAAAATATGGGACTGTCGTACTTCTGCATCTACAATGTAGTGGTGGATAGTTTAGCCACACAATCTTCTCACTGAGCTTAAATATCTTCCCATCCATATCCCTGCAAATTTGAGAGGTTCGTGTATCTAGTGTTGCTAAGTATTCATACTTTTCAACACCTGTCTCTTCATATCCTTTAAAGGTTGCTTCTCCTGCTATGTATGCATGTTCTGTTTGAACAATATTAGCTGCTCTACTATAACCTACTCCCATTCTCTTATCAAACGTCTTGATTACCTTGTCTATACGATCTCCACGTATAAAAGCTTGGAATAATGCTGTCTCGAGCTCACCAAGTAATAAATCTTTATTATTCCAAACTGTACTGCTAAAATGTCCCCATTTCCATGGTTTTGATACAATCTTTTTTACTGCATCTTCGTTGAATATGGAAAAGTTTGTACCTATTCCAGTACCCTTCTGAATTTCATAGACTGTTTGATAATATGTATCTGTAAAAGTGCCTGTTAGTAGTGTTTCTAGCTCAGTATTAAGGTTGCTATACAATACTTCTAATTGTGCCCTTATTTGTATCTCTAAAGCCTTTAGCCTACTTACCCTACTCTTACTATACATACTTTCTATTTGGTCTATAAACTCTTCATCCAGCGCCATTTTTCGATACTCTTCAAGTGACACTTCCCACATTTCTTTTTCAGCATTTGATAACAACTTTCTAGCTGTAGCTATATCTACACCTTCAGCATTAGCATACCTGGCATAAAAGGCTTCTAAATCCCTTTGTATGCTTGCCATAGCTTTTTTGTACTGCAACTCTAAGGTTTCTATATAGTCATCTGCCTTTTTATTTTGAGTAGCTGATATATTTTCAAGACGCTTCTTCCAATACTCACTACTCTTGGACATCTACATCACCTTCTTGGTCTTGATATGGAACGCCTTTTTGAATATCTTGCTCTTCTTCTTCGCTTATGTTTTTGAGCTCTGTTTCAACATCTTCTACCCATGGATGATTTTTGATAATTGTTTTTCTACTTACAATACCCACACTATTTTGAGCGATAGTTGCAGTCTCTTCATCATTTTGTATCATGTTGCGAGTCCATGTTTGAACAACCTTTTTAGGTGTATAGCCTAAGTGTTTGCAAATCATTCTAATAAGCCTACCAAATGACAGCCTAAACTCTGTTTCCATAAGCCCTGCTTTAAGCTCTAACAAAGTATACAAATACTTGAGAGCCACACCAGATGCATTACCAAACTTCTCCGGATTAGGATCTACACCCTGTCCTTGTACATAGATTTTTTTCTCTGTCATTTCAAGTAGCTTGTTCCTAGCTTCAACAGGAATATCTATCGTTATTGTACTTAATCCTGACTTATCCTCTGTTCCTGAGTTCTGCATATCAACTGTCTTATACCTCTTTAGATTTCCCAAGAACTCATCTAAATCCGTACCACCATAGTTAGTAAGTACAAAAATAACCTCTTGAATATCTTCAATATCATTTACAAATCCACTAAAAATTTTATCGTATGTATCAATTAAAGCTTTTACATTATCCAGGTCAGATGTTTTTAAATCATTATTAGAGAACTCAATAAAAGGTACCTCTCCAAAATCATGTTTCAATACGTTCACCTGCTCGCTAGATCCTGTATCTAAATTGGTTTGTGTAAACATATTATGAGTTGATAAATGAGTTGTAATGCCTTTGTCGCTTCTAAAAACATAACATTCTTTATCTGTCCAATATTCATAGACAGTAATATCCTTAGATTGCTCATCTTTTTTATCATAAACCCTCAGAACAGCCATTAAGCTTTTTTCAAGATCATCCGAATACACTGCGATAATTTGTTTAGAATCAACAACAGCATATTTAAACTCACTCTTTTCATTCTCCCAAACATGTAGCCATGCTTTACCACCATTACTCGCATTAATACAAAGCACTTTACTTACTTTAGGATAACGATCACCTAATATGTCTGTTATAGAGCTATTTATTTTATCATCTCCTACATCAAAAGTAGGTGGATATGTAAACATATAAGATGCCTTTTGATTCACTAGAAAACCATGCCAGTTAAAAGGAATTCTGTTGTCTGCATTTCTTAATGGATTTTCTGAAGTATCGGGAACTGAATTATTAGAAGGACTCTTACTACGCATAATATCATTGTCATTACTATAATAACGCTCTCCAACTTTAACTTTGTCCACGAATTTATTATGTTCAAACATAGCATTATCTATAAGTTTTTTGATTGTCATTATATCCATATCTTTCACCTACTTTCCTTTTGGTTTTAATATTCTCATACCACTAGTTCTATTAAATGATAAAGCAATTTCGGAACAACAATCCGGTGCATCATCATGTTCATTCTCTTTAAAGTTAGCTAGAAACATTGACATATCTCCATAAAAGCTTTTCCATCTTGTGTCCCAGTCTGCAGGAAATAATAAGTTATTCATAACCCACATATCTTGGCTTAATATCTTACTCTCTTTATTAACTGATTGGTGGAATGAATCTATGTTGCAAACATAATTAAAGTCTTCTCTTAATATCCTCTTTATATTTCTGCAAATTACATCACCTGCACCATTACTTTCAATTCGAGCCTGCCTTACTTGATTTTCTGATAGCATTTTAGCTATTTTAGGCTCTGCTACTGCCGAGGTTGCATCTGAATAATAAACATCAAGGAC